GATCTGATCTTTGCTCCTCCTCGGTTGGGATGCCGTTGTTGAAATTTACCAACAGACCCGGAGCAAGACCATTGTGGATGGCATTGAGATGATAGTTGGATATCTCTCCCTCCAATTCGGCATACTGCAACCCACCTTGATAATCGACCGGAGTAAAGTATACCGATCCAGCTGAATACGAATCAATGCTCAAGATGGCAAATTGATCACCATCTGATTGGTATCCGTATGCTGGAATCTTTTGCAATTCAAATCCTCTTTTTCCAACCTTGCTCCAATCAGAGCAGAAATAGAAACAATCGATCTCACCATCCTCATTCAAGATGCCTGGTCGGATCGTGTCCCTTGCAATGTGAGATACTGCGATCAGTTGACCTCCCTCAAAGGTGCATTGGAATGATGCGTGTCCAAACAATTTCAGATCGTGGCATACTTTCCGTATGCAATCGGCATTGAACAATGATTGATATTGCGCCCAATCATTGACATCGGTCTCATCCATGTTCACCTCCACACCATCCCCATAGATGAGATCCGAAATCCCCTGGATGGATGCGTTGTTGGTTGGTGAGGTATGGAATAGATCGATGAGGTGCTGATAATACTCATCATTCGCACCATATTTCACATACCCTCCCTTTGCATTCTCCTCGATCTTTGGTGAGGTATATGCACTCATCTTCACAACTCGGTGAGATTTGAGGTATGTCTTTATGTTGTCAGCCATGATCGATTGGGTTTGGGCGGTGCGCTCATCGGATCATCGGCATATATCGAGTATTTCAGATCCGGTGTCTCATCGGTGATCAGCACCTTTCCCCGGTATATCTCCTCCGACAACTCACTCTCATCAAATGCGGTGACGATCTTATTGAATGCATCGTTGTGTGTGATGTTGGTGAGGATCTCGGATGGTTGCTCTCTGATCTGTTCAACGAGACCTCCCGGTGTTCCTACTTTGAACACACGCATGTACACAAACTCTCCCTCCTTGTATGTGGGGATCGTACGATTGGGGATTACAATCCATGATCCGGAGATGTTTCCGGATAGAATATTGAAAAAGAGATCGGATTTTCCGGTGTGTTCTCGTTCACCCCATGCAATGATTGAATCAGCATCGGTGATTGTCCTGGGCATGAATCTCCATGTGTTCCCCTCACTCGATGTTGTCCACACTTGCATCAAACAAATTTAGCGAATTTTAGCATCTCTCCATTGGACGAAACAAACTGCAATCCGTTGTTGTTTGTTGGGGTATTCCTTGACCATGACATCATCCGAGGTGCATCTCTGCATGAATGATTTTTGATCCTCTTGGGGTGTGGGTTTTGGTATTGGCATCCCTAAATGTAAAAAAAAAGGGAGCAAATGCTCCCTCCTCCCCTAAACAACAACAGATATGGTTGCTGAATTTTATGAGATCAAACTTGATGGATCAGCGTTGTACAATGGCAACTCTCTCTCCATTCCCTCGATCGTGATGGTGTATCCGTACAGATCGCCCAATGCCGTTCCGGTTTGAGCCGTTCCGGTGGTGACATCTGCACCATACTCCCGACCGATTACCCATCCCGATCCATTGTTGTCCTCAATGACAACGATCCATCGTCCTCGTGACAATGCCAGGATCTCTGCCTCATCAGTTGCGGTCAATCCTTTCAGTTGCAGAGTGAGAGATTGAGTGACAAATGTTGTCCCATTCTCCCGACTGCTGGTGATCGTGTTCGTCAGACCGGATGCCATACGGACATCATATTGTGTCCCGGCAATTGTTCCAGCGGAATCAATCGCAATTGTTCCAGCCGTTGAGGTGTCCCATGCGATGGTGTCAGAGAATGTGGAGAACCACACTCTCTTGATTCCACCGATCTTGTCTTTGCATGGCTCGGTTCGTGCCGTTGAAATAGTACATGACATGGCTCTTTGCTTTAGTGGTTAGACTTATGCTCCGAGACCATCCAATACTACATCCTCGATGATTCCGATTTGAGTACCAGCGGAGAAACGCATGATCACACGATAGTTGTTCGATCCTGTAATATCAGCCATGTCCAGCACTCGTGCCTCTTGCCAATCGTTCATCAGACCTGTGCCGAAGAACAGATTTGATTTCCGAGTGAGGAGCATTGTGGATGCGGTCAGACCGGGACACATTACCATGTCGATTCCATCAAAGTTCAATGGCTTGAAACCAACAGATCCCTCATTTTGGTATCCGTTTGCGCCAACTCCTCCGGAGGCAAATCCTCCCAACACTCTCATGTATGCACGAGCGACATTTGGAGCGACATAAAAACGGACATCGTTCTTTCCGTACACGCTTGTGGGCAAAGCATCGAGCATTGCACCAAGACGAGCAAGTACATTGGTTGAGTCAACGGCAACCGGTGAACCGGCATTGATCTTTTGACCGGATGGAATGCTTGAGGTCTCTGCAACCAAAATTGGATTGAATCCTCCGAATTCACCGGATGTTCCGGCTGCACCTGTCCAAATGTAATTTTCAGCCTCCGCACCAACTTTCTCTCCGACATATGCCAGGAGGTAATCGGTGAAATTCTGTGGGATCTCCTTGTATGCAGAGAAACCCATTTGCAGAGCCTCCCATGAATCCAACAGATCTTGTTTGCAGAGTTGCAAATTCACTTGCATCTCCTTTGGTGCGATCTCACGATCAACAAGAGCCAATGAAGATCCATCGGTGAAATTGCATGTGGCATCTGCAATGACATCTCCCAAAGTGAGTCGAGTCACATTTGTCTTGTACCGGACATTCGGGAGGATAGTCACCTCCTCGTTGCCGATGGTTGATCCGCTTTGGAGAGCAGCGTTGATGTATTTCCCAGCGTGTTCGCCGGTGAAATTACTTGTGATTGATGGTGTGGGCATGATTTCTTTTTTTGCCGTTTATGAATTGTTAATGACATGCAATGCCCTCTCAATTCCGCTCATGTTCCGAGTGAGATTGATCTTGGGCATTGTGGTTGAGGTCTTGTCCGCATCGGGATTTGGCTTGAGTTTCGCCACCTTTCTTTGCGCTGACAATTTCTCCTCCTCCTTTTCTTCTTTCGTTCCGTAGCGGTCATCCATGAGAGAGGTCAATTCCTCTTTCATCTCCTTGAGTTTGGCATCCACCATCTCCTCGACCATCTTTTTCATCTCCTCGGTCATTGGCTTGTCCTCCTCCAGGTTGACGATCTCATCCTCCTCCGGATCTTTTGCCTCGACCGGTGCTGATTCTTTCACCTCCTCTTTGACCTCCTCCTTTGGCTCTTGCTCTTTCTCCTCTTTCTTCTTCTTTGCCAACTCCTCGGTCACCTCCTCGGTCTCCTCTTTCACCTCCTCCTCTTTTTGCTCCGGTGATTTCACCTCTGCAATTTTAGATTCAGCATCAATGACCAGCATCGATCCATCTTCCAATGTGTACTCACCCTCCGGCAATGGCATCTTTTCACCATCCTCCGAAACAACAAACACAACTTGACCGATTGCAAATTCCTCCGCCTCAATGGTTGCTCCCTCCTGGAGTGTTGCGGTGGCTAATTTTGTCATGACCTCTTTGTGTAGGTTGATGGGAATGAATTCCAATACTTTCGTCAAAATGGACATATCAAATGCTTTTCGTTGTAAAATTACTTTGTTTCATTTTCCTTGATGGAATAATGTTTCAACTTGCTTTGCGTTTTTTCTGATGGTTTTTCCATCAGCCTCTCCGCAAATTGTCCCTCAATGGAGAATCCTTTGAACAATCCCTCTTTCACTCCTTTCCACAATTCATCATCATGCACACGCATTGCAATTGCCCATGAGCCGACCGGCAATGAGAGATTGTACAAAGCGGATTTGTCTTTCTCGGTGTCCTCAACAATCCATGATTCCACAACAGATGCTCCTCTCGTTGCCACCTCATGCTCGATGTTGACCGATCGTTGCATTCCAAACTCGATGAATTTCTCCGCAGTTTTCCGGATGGTGTCCTTTGTGAAATAGATATAAAACTCCTCCTCGTTCTGATTGCGGTATATGAGTTTGTTCGGGATCAGCGATGCCCCGATCAACAATCTTTTGTCCTTGTCCTGGATCGCAAACTTGTGTTCCGAGAGTGCAATGAAATCATCCTCAATGGCTGGTTGGTTGACCAATGCAATTGCGGATACCGAGATCTCGTGTTCATCCTTGATGACTAATTCCTTTATTTTCATACTGCTCCGATTCCTTGATTTAACAGATATCCCTCACAACATTTCACATGATATGTGTTGTCCTCACATAGACATGCTCGACTCCCTCCCTTTGGCGATGACCGGGATGGTGTGTTGCTCGGATTCGTCTTTGGTGGTTCGTTATTCTTTGAGTTCGCCAATGCTTTTCAATTTAGATCGTGACCAATTCAATGCGGATTTCCCACCCCATAGCAAAAATGAAATCGTGCCACATGCAGAGGTGTCCGATGGATCATAGTATTCGGATGCTCTTGAGAGATAAGAGTACATGC